ACACCCTTGAACGGAACGGATACCGTCTCTGCAACTATATTGTCTTGAACAAATTTTCCGTCAAAGCCGGGAAGCGTTGGCCAGATAACGGCATACCGCCAGCTTGGCGCCGGGTCTTCAAGCAACTCTCCACGCTGGAAGTCAAGCAAACTGCCGGAGCCAACGCCCCCGCCGTTTCTGAAAATATCAGAAATGTCAAACATGATTGTAGCTTTACTGGTTTAGCCTGCCAAAGGCAGAGGTTTGATTACGAAAAAATATCGCCAATGCGACGAATTGCGCCGCCAATTCCACCCGGAATATTTCCAAGGCCCGGAATATTTATGCCGGGGTTAACTGCGAAATAGTCGTATTCAAAACTGGCCGACACTTGAATTGGTGTGGCACTCTCACCGGAGAACTGCATTGCAGGGGTCGTTTTGACCCAAGAGTTGTAGAACACAAACTCCGCTGCGCGTTCCCCGGTTACTGTGAATATAGTAACATAAATATTTGTGCTGTAACCCTCTCTGGAACCATGGCCAACCTTTTTAGGAGAGTTACCGTTGCTCGTCTTGTTCACATACTCGAACCAAGCGTTCAGGGAAAGGTATATGGGCATCCGCTTGGTCTCAAGGAAAGAGAGTTCCAAGCTTTGGTCTTCCTCTCTCTTGCCGCGAAACTTGTAGGAATGCCCGTACAAGTTCACGACTTGAGTAGAGACAGACTTTTGCGGAATATTTACGCTTTGGCACAGAACCGAAAGGCTGCGGGCCGAAGCTAGGTTCAGAACAGAGTCCACCACCGAACGAACGTCAAAGGGAATGTCCATTTCGACCAGAAAATCGGTCGAAAGTAGCGGATCACCCTCATTGACTACTTCGTCAAGTGTGACTCTTGGCATGAATATTAACGGAAGTCGTGGTGGATAGAGGTGAAGTAGTCGAACGTGAAGGACGGGTTGATCAACATCGCTTGTGCCGATTGACCGTCAAGCTGAACTTCAGGAACGTCCGAAGGCCAAACCCCAAATATTGAAAGACGGTCTGCAATTTTCTGCGTCACATCGTAAACTTCAAGTTCGGCGGTGATAGCATACTGATCTTTGTAACCGCCCGAAGACGACGTGTTTGTCCCGACGCAATATTCATTCCACGCACGAAGACGGCGCTGGATTTCATACGACGCCGTTTCGACAAACCCGATGCTCATGGTGCCGGAGAAAGTCTTGCGACCACGGAACCGGACTGTGTGCCCGTGGAGGCCTACTTCGACAGGTTCAATCGTCAAGCCGGGAATGGAGGCCGTCTGGCAAAGGATAGTCATTGGTGAACTGTCACCAGAAAAACCCGGAATATTTCCAAATCGCAAAGCGAAGTGGACGGTATCCATAACGTCTTTCTGCTTGTTCACTTCGTCAAGAGTGATGTGCATTTATTTAACTCCTATTCAGAACCGGGTTATGCTGCCTGAAGCTCTTGGAACGTGATGATCGTATCCGTCACCGTTGTAACCAGCCTGATCTTTTCAGCCGGGTAGACGAAGCGCACGATAACATCAATATTAAGCTGGCCGTTGGCGGCGTGGTAGTCTTTGTTGTTTTTGTCGTCAATCGTGACTTCGTGATAGTCAATAATTTGCGACCGGCGATAGCTGGTAAGCAACGAATCGATCTGTTGCTTGAGAGCAAACCGGTTCGGAGCAGAGTTCGCGCGGAACACCGCATAGTCTAGGATTTGCACCATCTGACGCTCAAGCTGGTTGAGGTCGAGACGGATAGAAGTGAACGACAAAGGACCAAACTTGCGGGATTGAGTTCTGGCACCCCAAATATTGTATCCGCGACCAAGTTTCAGAATGATTGGGTTGATCTGCGAATCTTGCAGAGCGCCTACATCGGACGTTGAATATTCAACGCGAGCTTTGTTAGCACGTTGAATGCGGCCCCATTCCAGACCAGCCGGGGCACCGACGTTTGTGATCTGGCGTTGACGTTCTGCAATACGGGCGCAAACGTCACCGGAAGGTGGGAGGAAACGACCGCCCGGTGAATATTCAGAAACAACCTGAATGTCTGGCGTATAGATGCCAGCGGCGGAAGTGTTCAGGCCAAGTTCATAGTCAACGTATTCCTTGGCGCGGTTCACTTGCTGGAAGGCCGAAGGCATGTCGAGAATTGCAAAGCAGTCGCGGCGGGCTTCTGCAACTTCAGCCAATTTTTTCTGAATGTCGCGGTTGGTGTAACCTGCGTTCATCAGAAGCGAAATCGGGTAGCGATCACGATCACGAAATTTTTCAATACCCACGAGCATGTCCGAAGTTGTGACTGCGTTGCCTGCGTCACCGCCGCCCAGATACAGGACCGAGGCGTTGATATGGTAAGCAGTCCGCGCGCCGTCAGCCCAAAAGCCTTTCATTCGCAACAGGTGTGAGAAATCGACTTCTGTATAGAGGGTATACACCGGCTGCCGAACACGAATGTAAGCAGACTGTGCAGGGCCTTCGTTGACTACGTATGAAATATTCGTCTGGTTGCCGAAGTCGTCAACGTTTTCATGCAGCGTGACACGGAAGCTTTCAACCGGCGCAGTCGGGTCGTCTTTCAGGAAGACTTCAAGAGTGAACAGGCCAGAGTAGTTGGACGGAGGTATAACTTCTCGAACGGTAGCGGCAGTTCCAGTCACAGTAACCGAAAGTTCAACACCGAAGTCACGATGACGAATATATATCGTATCGTCTGAAGCCTTTGCACCGACGGAACCCTCAGACATAAAGGTCTCCCAGCTTTGTTCGCCAACTTTCGCCAAAATATTAAGTGGACCGAGAGCAGTTTGAAGCCCGGCGATGAAGGCGTTCAAAGATGCAGCGCGAGTGGCCACAGCATTAATCGAAACTTCTTTCCCATCGATTGTAAAGACAACAGTGTCGCTTCCGCCGATAGCTCCAAAGTCAATCGCTTTGACTGCTTGGCGACCGTAGTCAACGTTGCGGATACGAATGCCTACGCGGTTGCCCCAAATTCCGGGCGACGCTGCATAAACATCAAAAAATTTGGGTTCGGAGTGAATACGCGCAAAGTTTTGCGCGTCGTCTAAAGCTACGCCGTTGCTGAAGTCGTAGAACGCTGGAAGTTCTGTTCCATACACCGACCGGATGCGAATAAACAAGACACCGTTGTTTTCGGTGGCCGGAATGTCTACCGTAACATCAAAATTTACGTTCAGGGCTGTTGAAAGAGCGGTCCGGAATGCAGCAACCGTTGCCACGAAACTCGTAACGTATGGGGTTGTCACGGTGGTATCCGCAGAGCCGCCGCCGTTTATAAATTTAATGGCCATTGCGCCCGAAGTGTTCACCCCCTTGACTTCAAGGATGACCGTGACAACCCCAACGTCCGAGATAACACCGTCCGTTGTCCCGGCAGGTTCAAAGAAAGTCTGTTGCGGGAAAAAGTCTTTCGAAAGGCTAAGGCCGGTAGACTCGTTGATTACATTCACGCCTTCGTTATAGTCTGAAGTTGAATAAATAGACACGCCTGCGTAGTTCGACTCGTTTGCAACGCGAAGAGCATACACAGAGGCGTTCGCCTTCAGGACTTCAAGCGCGCATTCATGGGCCGAAGAAATGCTCGGGCGCGGCGCACCAAACATTTGAATAAATTTTTCACGGCTACCGCCCGTGATGAGAACTGGTTCGTCAACCGGTCCCTTCTCAGATTCGAAAACCACGCCCACGACAATCGGAGAAGACGCCGAGACTGCTTGCGCTTGAACACGAGTGAAGGAATATACGCCGGGTGCGCTGTTGTTAATGAGGTCAGACATTACTGCTCCTGTTAATTCGGGTGCCTAAAGTTCATGCTGCATTAGTTGTTGTCTGGGTCTTTTTCCGCCGCGTCATCTGACTCAACAGTAACATCAGGAATTTTTATTGATTGCTGCTTCGGTTCAGTGTCTTTCGGTGTCGAAGCTGCGGCTTTTGGATGGGCTGCAACAATCGGAACTTCCGGGTCTTCGACTGGTGCGGGAGGCTCAATCTTGTAAACTTCAATAATTGAAGAAGGACTGTTCGCCAGAAAGGCCGGGAACACACCGCGACGGCTGCGGGCAGGGATGGTAACGGTCTCTCTGGTCTCTGAATTTTTCAAAATTACGGGGCGGTCGCTACGATTTTCGACCATGACTCTGTTTGGACGGGGCATAGTTTGTTCCTTTAAGCCGAGAACAGCTTGATTTGGTTGTTCGAAAGCGAAGTGTTTTCGATGCTGATTATAGTCTGCTCGCCAGTCGGAGGCGTAAACACGAAATAATTGTGAACCTTTACCCGTTGCGGACCTACGTCACCCTCAAACTCAATCCGAACAAAAAGCGGCTTCTCGCAGGATATTTCAAAAATAGTGTCGATGGTAATGTCGGGGTAAGTCTCTCCCGTCTCTAGGGTATGGTTGATGACCTTGTAGTCATCGATTGAGCGTGAGATTCGCTTTGACCCGATTTTTGTTCGCGAGTTGAGGGAAGTCAGCAACATCGACACTTCTAAGACAATAGCGTTTGACATTTATTCACTCACTAGAGGGTTGTTTCGGTCGATAACGTCTTGGTTTAGTCCGATTTCAAGGTCTATAATCGTATTAGGCGCGTCAGGATTAACTCCGCGAGCCAATCCGATTGCCCGATCAACGCGTCGGATTATTTTTTCATCCATGACGTAGGTAACCACCGGCCCGCCTTGGACTTTGACGCTGGTTACGGTATCAACTTTTTCGATCACTCCGGCGTAAGTTTTAATTTTTACAGGAAACGAAAACTCAAACGTAGAGATTTGCGACTGGAAGTCTGCTTCCGGAATAGAAATTCCTTCTTTATCGATTGAGATTCTGACTTCAATCTCGCCTTCCTCAAGCTTCATGTTGAAGTGAAGCTCAGAGCTAAGGAACAATATTTGCTGAACGGTTGAGATAATTTCGTCGAAACTGTTGCTGAACAGTAAGCACTCCGCCTCAACTATAACCGGGCGACCGAAGAACAGGTACACAAAGCCGTCGCCTCTTGAGAGCGTCAGGCCTTCACGTTTCATCGCGTGATTGTTATAGGAGTCTGGGTCCACGTAGATAGAGGTAATTTTCATACCTATAAACGGGACAACTTCTGCCGGATTACCGCTTTGCGATATTGATTTAATAATTGCGTCTCTGGACGTGAAGAAAACGGAATCAAGCTGAGACCGTCCCTTTTCCGGCATTCCGAGGCGTCTGCCTAGAATGCGCGGGACGGCCTCAATCGATTTCTTGAACACTTGCGAGTATTCAATCATTGCAACAACCTAGCGCTAGCGACGCTTCCCTAGAGAAGCTTTATTATTCACTGCGCGGGCCACAGCTTTCTTTCGTTTCGAAAGCTGGCGTTGATTGAAATTGTTTGCGCGCTGTTCGAAGGACTCAAGTTTGTCTTCTACTTCAAGGTCTTCTTCGTCTTCAACAGGTTCGTCGAACTCACTGGACTCTTCCGGTGCTTCGTCCTCTTCTGAATTTTCATCATCGTCTTCGTCTTCTTCATCGTCCAATCCTAGTGGATCGTCATCATCTTCATCGTCGCCAAGATCGTCATCGTCATCCTCGTCTTCCTCTTCTTCAGTTTCGTCGTCGTCTTCCATATCTTCGTCTTCTTCGTCTTCCATTTCTGAATATTCTTCTTCGTCGTTGTCTTCGTATTCATCAGGGTCAGAACTTGAATTTTCTTGGGCGAAAGCCGCGATTTCTTCAAGGGTTTCGAGGACGGAATCATCGTCATCAGCATCCTCATCTGCAACTGGATCATTGATCAGATTTGCTTCAACGAGAGCACTTTCGTTTCTATTATTCATTTCTGAAGCAAGTTCTTTGGCGTCTTTCGACATGAGCGACGCTTTAACTGCCATGAAGGCTTCTGCTTCGCGTCCGTCTTCAAGAAGAGAAACTGCGAGTGCGTAAGCTTCACCCGCAAAGGTGTAACCGAAACGTTTCGCAATTTTTGATTTTTTCTTCGACATGTCAGTACTCCTATAGGTTAAGTGGGTTTGAGTTTAACCCCAAACCCACTAATTCCGTCAAATATTAACGGTTACCCATAGAGATACCACGTCCAGTGTGGACAGTAACCGACAGGATTTCGCTGAACGACCAGCCCTTGCCGGTGAAACCGTCAACAACTGCAAGATCAATCGGAACCGAGTCAACAGGACCGCGATCCGTGTAACCGCCGACGTACTCAGGCGGAGCAAAGGCGAAGATTTCGCCAGAGTTCAGCACTTTAAGACGCGGGTCACGGAATTGGTCAGTAACAATGTCCGTTCCGAAGAGACGTGCAACCGTACCACTCATGATATTTTCATACTGAGTGACAGGATCAAACGTTGCGAGGAACGTCGAAGCGGTCAACAGGTCAGACATAACGTCCGATGCCATCAGGATCATTGGAACGTCGAGGCCCCAATTTTTGATCTGGTACTGGATCGAAGTGAATGCCGTAGCCGTATAAGAACCGACAACGTAGTTGACAGAGTTAGGCAGACCGCCTTGGGCGCGGCACATCGTAAGGAAGAGGTCATCTTCTACGCGGCCAATTTGCTCTTGTGCTTCAAAGAATTTTTCATCGAGAAGCTCAGGAGCACCCTGCACGAGTTCCATGTTGGAAACGCCAATACGTGCCCGGACTTCAAATTCCGGTGCATACAAATATTGACCACGTGCCATTTCAGTCTGGATTGACGAAGGCCCGGAAGCAACGAGGGCCGAAGTCGTTTTGCGTTTGATCCGGTGACGGACTACCGCGCCTTGTTGGACGTCACCGCGAAGAAGAATGCGGCGCATAAAGCCTTCACGATCTGCCGACTCCATGAGTTCAGCAGAAATCATCTGGCCGATTTCTGCCCACTGCGAACGATCCGCGTCATTAAATGCCGAAGCTAGTTCGGCCATAATTTCACGCTTCTCTTCTTCAGTTCTTTGAGCAGCAATCTCTTGAGACGAGTTCATCACTTCGCCTTTGGAAATTGCGGTGGCAAGCTCAAGCACTCGTGCGAGTGCGTCTTGTGTGCCGTTCGCGTTCAACTCGCCTTTGGAGTTGAACATTGGTTCGGACTTGCGTCCGCCGGGACGCCAGTCGCGTCCATGCTTCGGAGCTTTAGAGCCGAGATTAAGTTTCATTTTTAGTTCTCCAATTATTCAATTGTTCTCGTTAAACCTGATCTTACTTAGATCGAGCCAAACTCAAAGCCGAGGAAGGGAACGTCCGGGGTAGGAAGTGCAGTGACGCGGAAGTCCGGAATCAAAATACTGCTGGTGCTCGTCGCAGTAATGACGCCGCCCGTTCCGACATAAGCAGCCGTAGTTGCATGCCAGTTGCTTGTTGCATCAATATTATCGATGAAGATTTCTCCACCACGAATAAGCGAAACGGTATTCGTGATTTCGTTGGCTTCCAGTGGCGAAATATTAACGCCGTGGCCGTTACGGGAGATTGCTTCCATAACCGTGATTGCACGGCGATACGTGATACGGAGTCGGTCGCCGTTTTCAGTCACGTTCACACCCACAGCCCGCGAGGCAGCGGCAATTGTAAATTCAGTGATGACGGCTGCTGGAGTCGTCGAAAGAGCAACGACACGTGACATTGCCGCATTGTCAGTAAGGTTGCGGATAACCACCTGAGTTACAGCAGTAGGCACGGCTTTCAAAGTCACTGCGCCAGCGGCAACAGTGAGTTCTTCGACTTCAATAACAGTCGAAGGATATTTCAAGCGGGTTTGGGCAAAGCCGAGGAACGTAGCCGTTCCCGTAGCCCAAATATTTGCAACGGAAACGCCGTTCTCAAGAACGCCGACCATTACGGCGCCTTCGTCAATCGTAGTGACCGATGAGTGCAGCTTTGCCTCCCGAATCTTACGAACGTCGAGGCGAGAGTTGAGATCAAGCAACATCTGATTTTCTCCTTAGATGTCTGGTTTTAATATTAACGTTGACGACGCGACTGGAAGAAACTACGGATTGCTGGAAGTTCGCTCTTGTCAGAGGCCTCTTCTTTTTCCCGTGTTTTTTCATCTTTAACAACGAAACCGGCGGTGGCCAGCTCATCGCTGAAGTCACTGGCTGCTTCTTCATCCGAAGATGCGTAAACAGGAGCACGAGTGCTCTTAACGAACTTTGCAGTCCGACCAATGAAGTCGTCGTCCTCACTTGCGAGGCTGAGTGCTTTTGCGATAACCAGACGGAGGAACCTGTCACCACCCTTTTCGAAGGCTGCGTGAATAATTCGTTCTGGATTGCGAACACCCGAGGTAGAGAGAGACTCGATCAGAGCATCCTTCAGCGGGTGGGATTTTACTTCTTCGAAAACGCCTTTGTTGATACCGGCAAGAGAAACCGTAAGCGCATTTTCGAAGCGACTAGTGAATTTTTTACCTTTGGCGTTTGCTTCTTCAACTGCTTTCTTCGTAGCGGCAGCAATTTTTGTAGAAACTGCTTTCGAAACGACGACTTCATGGCTCAAAAGGTGAAGACCGAAAGCGGTAGCAATCTCTGGTGTGATACCTTCGCTGGAAGCGACGGAAGCACTCAGAGCACGTGCAAATCCTTCTTCGTTCTTGTCGAGCATTTTTTGTTGAAGTGGTTGACACTTTGTCCGGTCAACGGTTGCAATCGGAGTCGTTCCTGCGATCACCCAAAGGCGACCATTGGCGTTGAGGACTTCAATATTTGCGAGGCTGGCGGTTTCAGCGATGACAGTTTCGATAATATCGTCTTCGTCGGCAACTTCTTCTGCGATGATTTCGTCATCAGAAGATTCGTCCATATCCATAGACTCTTCTTCGTCATCTTCCATATTTTCATCTTCATCTTCATCGTCTTCCGACTCGTCGTCGGCGTCAAACTCGTCTTCATCGTCTTCCGACTCGTCGTCGGCGTCAAACTCGTCTTCATCGTCGTTTTCTTCAGTGTCGAGTTCTACTTCATCCTCTTCGTCATCTTCCATATTTTCATCTTCATCTTCTTCGTCATCTTCCATATTTTCATCTTCATCTTCTTCGTCATCTTCCATATTTTCATCTTCATCTTCATCTTCATCGTCTTCAGCATCCATTTCCATTTCTTCGTCGTCTTCAGACTCATCGAAGTCATATTCAGACAGTTCGATTTCGTCTTCATCGTCTTCAGCATCCATTTCCATTTCTTCGTCGTCTTCAGACTCTTCTTCTTCGTCTTCGTCAGATTCCTCCGTGGCTTTCGCGGCAGCGATATCTACGATAAACGAAAGACCGGAAATTGGTGAATAAATTCTCTTACCGTCAAGATTGTTTGCAAGCTCTGGTGTGGAGCGAAGAGTTGTGCCGTCCGGAAGAACTGCAATAACGGCGAGAGAAGCGATTTCTTCTGCCGTGATTTTTTTATCTTTGGATCGGGGCGCGAGGGTCACATTGCCGCCTGTAAGCGGCGAGATTGGTTCAGCCGTCATAGAGAGGACGATCTGCTTCCCAGTATCATTGCACTTGTAATTCGAAATCCACTGAGACGTTAGCCGTCCAGTTTCGTGCGCAATAATCGTAGGAGGAAGATTCGTTCCAGAGAAAGCGGCTGCCAACTCAGCGAATTTTTTCTTCATTTGGTTAAGCTCCTGTTTCGAAACTGGCGGACGCCAGCCACAGCCGTATATATTCGGCCCTTCAGAAGCTTAGAATGGAAAAAATATTGATTGCAATTTAACCATGATCAAAGGCAAAAATGTCAATGAATACAGTAAGTTACCCGGCGTCAGAGTTAGGAATCCAGCTTGGAGGCCTGAATCCGAGCTCCGTAAACCATTTTTTCGATACAATCGGGTCGATGTACGACTTCACAGAGGTCATAACTATGTCTGAACCGTCCGCCGCCTTATGCCCAAGGGCTTGTGCGACCTTACGGGCGATCTTTTCCTTGAAAAATTCAGAGGCAGCCCTAGCCTGAACGTCTTGAGACTTCGTGGTGTCAGGCCTGAAGGTTACTTGCGCCATAATATCCTTGGCAATTTTTGTGCCTTTGGCGTGGCGTAGCTTGTGTGGCGTTGCAGGAAAGCCGATAGACTTTAGCCATTTGCGGAAGTGCGCCGCGCTGGCATGGTTTTGGTTGCGGGCCGCAGTGATACCCGGAACAATCCACAGCATAGACTTCGGAGGACGGTCTTTCGAAAGCTGTTTGACCAAATGGATGACTTTCTTGTCCAAAGCGCTTTTGGCAATAATTCGGTGAATTTGATATACCGTCTTCTTGCCAGAGTATGCGATCTTTATTTCATTGGTTTCGAGCTTCTTCACGTGCATAATCTTCCACGTGGTCACACCAAACGTGTCTTTGTCGGCGGTCTTGTTCCCGATACCCCCGATACGGGCCTGCGTTTCATACATGAAATATGCTTGAGCGGACTGGATAACTTCAAGGGTGATTGCAGAGTTCGGGAGCCAAGCCTTAAGTGGTGCTTCCCAACGTGTTTTGTAGGCATCAATGTCTTTCATGACCGTTTCTACGATCTTGAATTTTTCAGTTCTAGCGCCGGAATGATGATCGTAGGTGTAATATTGATTTTCCTTACCTGTCTCTTCATCGATAGCCTTGAACACGTA